CTCAGCGGCACTAGTGGACTCAGCGGCACTAGTGGACTCAGCGGCACTAGTGGACTCAGCGGCACTAGTGGACTCAGCGGCACAAGTGGACTCAGCGGCACTAGTGGACTCAGCGGCACTAGTGGACTAAGTGGCAGAAGCGGTACCAGCGGTACTAGTGGTGTAAGTGCTTTTCCTTCAGGCACTGCCATGCTGTTTGTTCAAACTACTGCTCCCACAGGGTGGACCAAAGTGACCACACATAACGATAAAGCATTGCGTGTGGTTAATAGCACTGCTGGCAGCGGCGGTAGTGTGTCCTTTACCACAGCCTTTGCTTCAAAGAGTGTGAGCGGAAGCATAGAGAATCAAACTGCTGGTGGTAATGTGTCAGTTAGCGGCACAGTGGGTAACACTACCCTGAGTGCCAGCCAAATACCTGCTCACGTTCACACAGAAAATTCTTTTCAAGGTTACTCAGTTGCATCAGGTGCGGATTTTAGTGTTTTTGGCGCTATAGGAACCCCACAAAATACCGGCCAGAATCCCGCGCCGAATGGCGAGTCACACACTCACTCATGGTCTGGATCAAGCAGCTTTACAGGCATAGCACACAATCACACATTCACAGGTACACCTATAAACCTGGCTGTTTCATATGTGGATGTAATCATAGCAACAAAGGATTAATATTATGAGATATGAAGTAAAATCCAACTGTCCTCTTCACAACTTTGAACCATGCAAACAAATGGAGTGTGCTTGGTTCACTCATTTGAGAGGAACAGATCCCAATCAGGGCAAGGAAGTGGATGAATGGGCATGTGCAATTGCTTGGCTACCCATGTTGCTTGTGGAAAACAGTCAGCAACAGCGTCAGACAGGTGCAGCAGTAGAATCATTCAGGAATGAAATGGTTAGAACTAATGAAACCAATCAACAAGTGTTGTTGGCTACAACCATGAATGCTATTCCAAAATTCATAGAAGGCAATCAATGAGACTAACAGTTATCACACAGGATTCTTATGTCAATATTAACAGTGTGGGGTATAAAGTGGACCTAAGTTCATTACCCCCAGGCATACATGCCATTCAGTGGTATGAAACTTGGGGTGAAATAGAATGGGAAGATGAAACTGGTAGAATGGTAAGAAATGAAGTAATCGGTTCCATAACTGACTACCAATGGATTATAGATGCTTGGAATGTCAAGAATGAACAAGAAATCCAAAACCCTTCTCCAATGTGGTCGTGGCCGTTACGAGGCTGATGTGGCTGTAAAACACTATGAATAACTGTATAGCATAGCCCAGCTAGATATCATATATGTTTGTATGTTATTTGAGTCTGGTCTATTGAAAGGTTTAGTTTTAGATCCTATAATGTGATCATGATCCACACCTTCAAATATTCCATCATCATACCCACCTACAATCATTGTGATGATTTGCTCAAACCTTGCATAGACAGTGTGATAGCATATAGCCGTATGACTGATGTGGAACTGGTTATTAGCGCCAATGGCTGCACAGACAATACCAGAGCATATCTGGATCAGTTAAAAACGCAATTTGAACACATGGGTTTTGGTGATCATTTGACAGTGGTGTGGCATAATGAACCACTAGGTTTTAGTCGTGCTGTGAATGCAGGCATAAAAGCAAGCTCTGGTGCTCGTGTGCTATTGTTGAACAACGATGTCATACTACTACATCAACCACGCAACACATGGTTAAACAGACTGAATGCACCTTTTGAATCAGACCCCACTGTGGGAATCACTAGCACACTCATGTTGTACTCTCCACAAACTGGCAGAGATTTTGCAGTGTTTTTCTGCACCATGATTGATCACAGACTGATTGAGCAGATTGGCATGTTGAACGAAGCATATGGTGTGGGTGCAGGAGAAGACACAGAATACTGTTTCATGGCAGAAGAAGCTGGTTGGCGAGTAGTGAGTGTGGCCAAAACCAGATATGAACCCAGCATTGGCACCAACGCCAGTGACTTCCCCATCTGGCACAAAGCAGAAGGCACCATGCATGATCCCATATTGGTGCCCAACTGGACAGAGCTGTTCAACAACAACACCATCATGCTGCAAGAAAAGTTTACTCCTGATTATTTGGCACAAACTCCCCAGGAAATTGCACAAATGTTTCCTCAGCTGTTAATTCCAGATGCAGCAACTCCCTCATTGTTTGCAGAAGTGTTCACAAACAACTCATATCATTTGAGCCTGGATAATGTGCGCAACAAAGAAGTGATTGATATAGGTGCTAATGTGGGATTTTTTAGTGTCGCGGCAGCGGCACTAGGAGCAAGCAGAGTTTGGGCTTATGAACCTGTGAGTGTGACCCACGACAAATTGTTGAACAATTTGAATTTGACAGGTCTTTCACACAAAATTAAGTGTCACAAGCAAGCAGTCATGGGCGTGCCCTCACCACCATTGATAATGGGGTTGTATGAGCTTCATGGTAGCAACAGTGTGTACAAACACAGTGATCAATCTGAACTGGTTCCAGTGACCACATTGGCTGACATCATGAAACAAACATTCAGTCACAATGTGATATTAAAAATGGATTGTGAAGGTGCAGAATTTGACATCATACTGGACACTGCGCCTGAAGTGTTTGATCGCATCAAATGCATACATTTGGAAATTCACACCAACCTGCATCCTGACCATAAAACCAGAGAAGTAATCACAGACAGACTGTCACAGTTGGGATTCAAACGTATACACAGCTACAACATTGGCATCTACTGGTACAATGCCCAAGGAGAAGTGGTCAGTTGGACACCTGGTCATTATTTTGCGGAAATGTGGCAGAAGTGAAATATAGCATAGTCATACCCACCTATAATCATTGTGATGACCTGCTCAGGCCCTGTCTGGACAGCTTGTTTACTCACAGTAACATGACTGATGTGGAACTTATCATCAGTGCAAATGGATGTGTGGATAACACCTGGGACTATCTGCAAGACATGACCAGACGCTTCACACAAATTGGCATGGCAGATCATTTCAAATATGTGTGGTCAGATTTACCCTTGGGTTACTCAGGAGCTAATAATGCAGCTATTCCACTGGCCACAACTGACAAGATTGTGTTGTTGAACAATGATGTGATTCTGCTTCCACAACACAAATCAGACTGGCTGGAAGCTTTAAACACACCATTTGATTCTGATGATCAGACAGGCATCACATGTGTGGTAAAGTCATGGAGTGACCCTGCTGCGCATGACTTTGCAATCTTTTTCTGTGTGATGATCCACCGCAAGGTGTTTGACAGAATTGGCTTACTCAATTTGGAATATGGTAAGGGCGGCGGAGAAGACACAGAGTTTTCCATTGAATGTGAAAGAGCTGGCTTTAAAGTCACACAATGTTTACCCAAGACCTGGAGTGACACGGCCCACACATTCACAGGCTCATTCCCCATCTATCACAAAGGGGAAGGCACTGTGCATGATGTAAATCTGGTGCCTGATTGGGATCATGTGTTCTGGACCAACTCCAAACTGTTGGCCACCAAATACAACCCTGCATGGTTGCAGACCCAAGGGGTCAAATGAAATACTCCATAATCATACCCACTTATAACCATTGTGAAGATTTACTCATGCCATGTGTACATAGTGTGTTGCAATACACCTCCATGACTGATGTGGAATTGATCATCAGTGCAAATGGATGTGTGGATCATACTCATGTGTACACACAATCACTTAAACAACAGTTTGCACAACTGGGCATGCAGAATCATTTGAAAGTGATCTGGTCAGACATACCTTTGGGCTACAGCAAGGCCAACAATGTGGCCATATCACAAGCCACAGGTGACCATGTTGTGCTGCTCAATAACGATTGCGTGCTGCTGCCTCAAGCACGTGACCACTGGCTCAATTTACTACACACCCATTTCACACACATGAGAACACAGGCATATCAGGTGTGGTAAAAAGCCATGACCAAACAGTGGACAGAGATTTTGTGATATTCTTTTGTGTAATGATTGATCGCTTAGTGTTTGATCGTATAGGATTGCTCAGTGAAACATATCATGTGGGCGGATGTGAAGATGTGGAATTCTGCATGGAAGCTGAAAAAGCAGGGTTTAGGGTCACCACATGTGATCATGATCAACACACTGCTCAAGCAGGTGTGTGGTCAGGTGTATTCCCCATCTATCATAAAGGTCAAGGCACACTGCATGATACACACCTGGTGCCTGATTATTCACAAGCACAGTCATACAATAATCACCAACTAAAACACAAATACAACTGACCCCAAGGATTCATAGTGAAATATTCCATCATTATCCCCACCCTCAATCATTGTGATGATTTGTTAAAGCCATGTATAGATAGTATTCTTGCACACACTCTCATGGATCAAGTGGAGCTCATCATATGTGAGAATGGTTGCACAGACAACACCTCCTATTATCTGAAACGACTCACACACCAGTTTGAGAGTTTGGGATTTCATGATCACTTCAAGGTGGTCACACATGATGAACCCTTGGGCTTTGCAAAGGCGTGCAACATGGGTATCAGAGCATCTCAGGGTGATCGAGTAGTGCTCCTCAACAACGACTGTGTGCTACTGCCTCAGCACACACACGAGTGGTTGACCCTGTTGAATGCACCCTTTGAGTCTGATCCACACACAGGCATCACATGCACACTCAAACTGTTTAGTGAACAAACTCAGCGTGACTTTGCAGTGTTCTTTTGTGTGATGATTGACCGCAAGGTGATTGATAAAGTGGGCATGTTGAATGAGGACTATGCAGTGGGGGGTGCAGAGGACATGGAATACTGTTGGCTCACAGAGCTAGCAGGATTTAAAGTTGTTAATGTGGATCAAACACATTGTACAGGCAATACCAATCTGGGTTCATTCCCTTTGTATCATAAAGCAGAAGGCACCATGCATGATGCAAGTTTGGTTCCTGAATGGACCTCCATCTTTGAGCACAATCTGAACAAACTGGCAGTCAAAGTGTCACAACAAGTTAGCCCCTATGTGGTGCCTGTAACAAAGGCTGTTTATCACACACATGTGGCCACACAATATGATTGGCTGCAACATGTGAGCAAGGAAAGTGCTGCATTGTACAAAGAAGTAATTCAAGAAAACACTTATCAGGTCACACCGGATCATTTTCTTGATACAAGTGTGATTGATGTGGGTGCCAATTTGGGTATGTTTAGTATATTGGCAGCAGGGTTGGGTGCCCCGCAAGTGATCAGTTGTGAGCCTGTGGGTAGCACATATGACATACTTTGTAATAATTTACAGAGAGCACACATGAACTCAGTTGTGCAACCCATAAAAGCTGCAATTATGGGTGTCACACAAGGACCAGTCACAATGGGCATTAACACAGACAGCAACATGAACAGTTTGTATAAACCAGGTGAATATTCAGAGTTAGTACCCACAGTGAGCTTGAAACAATTGATACAAATGACCACACATCCACATGTGTTTTTGAAAATGGACTGTGAAGGTGCAGAGTACGACATACTCATGGACAGTGAAGATCATGTGTTTGAAAAAATAACACATGTGGCAGTGGAGATTCATGGAGACATGCATCCCACACACAAGGGCCTTGAGATTGCACAACACAGGCTGCGCACACTGGGTTTCACATGCACCAGCACACTGCCGTTTGGGATGTGGTGGTGTGATCACACAGGCACACCTGTCAAGTTTGAACCCATGAACATCACCATTGAGACTTGGAAAAAATAATGACACCACATGTGTTATGCTCCATAAGCACCAAAGGCAGATACAACACCACACTACCCTTGGCCATACAAAGTGTGGCCATGCAGACCAGAGTACCTGATCATTTGATTGTGTATGATGACAATGAGGATGCAATAGATCCTAGGTGTGTGCCTGTTTATGATAATCTGTTCAAAATCATAAGTGCTAGAGGCATCAGTTGGGAATGGATATGGGCAGGTAAAAAAGGTCAACATCACAATCATCAAATGGCCAACCAAACAGCGTCGGAATGGGTGTGGAGGGTGGATGATGACAACCAAGCTGAACCACAAGTGTTGGAAACCTTATTGCAACATGTGAATGATAAAGTGGGTGGTGTGGCAGTTGCATGCTTAACACCCAGCTGGGATCAATCACCACGTGTGGCCACAGGCTTGATAGATCGTATAGATGCTGAACCCAACATACAGTGGGGCAGAATTTTAAACAAACAACAAGTGGAACACTTGCATTGCTCTTTCTTGTACAGAGCTGGCGTGTGTGACTACAATTTGTCATTGAGTAGAGTGGCCCACAGAGAGGAAACATTGTTCAGCTGGCAATTGCATCAAAAAGGTTACCAGTTATGGGTGGTGCCTGGACCAGTCACCTGGCACATGAAACTGGATGAAGGTGGTATACGCTCACAAGATCAAGCAGCTCTTTATGAAGCAGACAATCACATATTTCACAGCTATACCCAAAACAAAAATCGTACTGTGGTGGTACTGGATAATGGCATGGGTGATCATATTGTGTTTAAGAGACTGTTACCCATGATCAAAGACCCTGTGGTGTATTCATGTTATCCAGACATCATACCAGGTGCCAGCATACAAGAAGCCAAGGACCGGTTTGGCAGTCTGGATGAATGGAACATTTATAAAAAGATGCATGAATGGGGCTGGGACAAAAGCCTGGAATCTGCTTACAAAAAAATGTATGGAATCAAATCATGATTGTGATAAGTGCCTGGGCCAAACAATTACCTGATAACCATGTTAACCCAAAAAACTACCCTTGGTGGCCAGAGCTCATAAGCAAGTTACCACAGCCTATTGTGCAAGTGGGTCTGCCAGGTGAAACACAACTGGTGCCAGATTTCCAATGTGGCCTCAGTTTGGAAGATCTGGCATCACTAATTCATGAATGTGACTTTTGGATCAGCTGTGACTCCTTTGTGCAGCATTATGCATGGGACTTGGGCAAGCCTGGTGTGGTGCTGTGGGGACCCAGTGATCCCATAATTTATGGGCATCCAGAAAACATGAACATCACAAAAGGTAGGGAATTTCAATCAAAAGAGCAATTTCTCATGTGGCATTTGATTGAAAACAGAACAGACTGGTGGCAAACACCTGATCATATCATACACATGATCAAACAGAAATACAATTGGTGACCATGACCACCTAAATATTCATTATGAATAGTTGGATCAAACTCACAGTTGCAAAAAAACTGGATGCACAGAATAGAAAACTTTGGTACAAGTGTGTGCAACAAAATACCCCTTCAGGATTGTTGCATCATACTCAACTGCCTGATCAACATGATGTGAAATCCACCAGTTACTATCACAAAAGTCTACCCTCTGGTGCTCAAACTTATGTGATACCATTAGTGAGAGATCTGGTACATCATGAAGTTTACAAGATCTCCCATGCTTGGGACGCATGTTTTCCTCACACAGACTTTGTGATAGACTACAGTCAGCCAGCTGATCATACTGTGCCCATCACACATGCAGACATACCTGAGCATAAAATTGCACAAGTCATGGATGCATGGTGTAAAGCGCAACATAACACATGGATGCAGGACAAGCTGGACAAAGGATGGTCATATGGCACACATTTGAGTGTCAAAAACAAGACACATCCCTGGTTACAGCCTTGGGAAAGTTTGCCACCACAAGCTCAATCTCCCCACATGCAAGCTGTCAAAGATTTACTCAAAATTCTGACGGAATTTGGATACAGTATCAAACAGAAACTTGACGCATAATGATCCTTTTCCCATTAAGCTAACCTTAATATAGCATATAAAAAAGTACTTGACGTGTGTTCCATATGTGTTATCATGCACAAATGATGAAGGAACACAGTATGCAGTTTCCAGAAGTGGGCACCCAAGTTGAGGTGGAAATTGACACTCAGCAGGCACATGATGCCATGGCCCCAGATTCCAAACATCGTTGCGGCCCCACAACTGTGCTGAAGGGCACAGTTGTAACGCAACTGCCTTGGATGAAAGAATATTTCACTATTGTGAACAGCCAAACCAAGGCCCATAATTTTATCGCTCACCACTTGATCATGAGCATCAACAAGCAGAAATTTGATAAACCCCTGCCCACGCAGGATAAGGTCATGCTGATCAAAAGCAGCAATGGCAAGGACACATACACTGTGATCCAGAATGGAATCACAAAGAAGTGGTCGTGCCCATGTGCAGGGTTCGGTTTCAAAAAGAAGTGTAAACATACTTTGGAAGCGCAAGCTGCTTAATGTGTTGACAATTGATGCACCTGTGCTATTATGTGTGTATGATAGGAAATCAAGCCAAGGACCACCCGCTAGTGCAGAAGGCAATTGAATTTGCTACGGCTGCACATGAATCCATTGGGCAACGTCGCAAGTATAGCGATGAGCCATATATTGTGCATCCGCTGCATGTGATGGATCTCCTCCTGGAACATGCTGTAAATGCTGTCACTCCTGAAATGTTGGCTGCGGCGGCTCTGCATGATACGGTGGAAGATACGCCCATCACCATGGAGCAGATTCAGGATGAGTTTGGTGCCCATGTGGCTGACCTAGTATCAGACCTTACTGATGTGTCTGTGCCGTCAGATGGTTCGCGTCGTGTAAGAAAGGCAATTGATCTTGTGCACACTGCGGCTGCCTCTGCTCAAGCTCACACAATTAAATGTGCGGACATCGTATCCAATGCTCCAAGCATAACTGAACACAATCCAGGTTTTGCTCGCAAGTGGCTTGCAGAAGCAGCAGCCATCCTCACAGTTTGTTCAGATGCAGATCCTGGTGTGCTCGCAGAAGCGCAACGTGTGGTGCAGGAGTGTTTGAACAGTTCGTGGCGCTCCTGCACAGTGATGACCAGGAGTGTCACAACACTTTGATACCCATAACAGTATGTGCATAATCTGTTGACACATATGCAACTCATGTTATAATCAGGCAACAGAATGGAGTCCACATAATGAATAATGCAGCGCAAGTCATACAAGCGTTGGGTGCCACCAACAGCAGGTTGGACAAAGAAGCCATCATCCAGCAAGCGTTTGATGCAGGTTGTGCTGAGTTCTTTGAGGGTGCTCGCATGGCGCTGGATGTGTTGACCACATACGGCGTCAAGCAGCTTCCAGAATCAGAGTCTGCATCAGGCACCATGACATGGGATCAGTTTAAACATTTGGCTGATCAGCTGGCCACTCGCAAACTATCAGGCAATGCTGCACGAGCTGCTATCACATGTGCAGCCAACAACACACCTGCTGTTGTGTGGAACACATGGTATCGCCGCATACTTTTACAAGATCTAAAGTGTGGTACTAGTGAGAAGACCATCAACACTGTGCTCAGTCGTAATGGTAAGGCAGGTAAGGCATGGGAGGTGCCGGTGTTCAGTTGCCAGCTGGCCAAACCTGCTGATGATCATGCCAAGAAGATGGTGGGAGTAAAGCTAGTGGATCGCAAGTATGACGGTGTAAGGCTGTTGACTGTGATTCAGAAGAGTGGAGTAGTGCAGCAGTTCACTCGCAACGGTATCCAGAACAAGAACTTTCAACACATCTGTGACATGCTGAGTGCCCTTGCACCAGACTTGGCAGAGGACATGGTGCTGGATGGGGAAATCATCAGCGCCAACTTCCAGGCACTCATGACACAGGTCAACCGTAAGGGTGCAGTAGACACTTCAGACAGCCGCCTCATGTTGTTTGACATGATTCCGCTTAAGGCGTTCCGCACAGGTGAGCACAAGGTGGGACAGATGGTGCGTCACAAGAACCTTTGTGCACTTGAGACTCGTTTGGCAGAACTCACTCAAGGTGTGGTGGCTGTGGAGCCCAAGCTGGAAGTCAACCTGGACACTGTGGAAGGACAAGCTGCACTGCAATTGTTCAACCGTGAGGTGTTGGCAGAGGGCTTGGAAGGGGTCATGATCAAGGACCCTCATGCATCATACAAGACCAAGCGATCAGATGCCTGGTTGAAAATTAAGCCCTTTCAAACTTTCGACTTGACTATTGTTGCAGTGGAAGAGGGTGAAGGCAAGTTTGTGGGCACCCTGGGGGCACTGGTGTGTGAAGGTGAAGACCAAGGCCGTAAGATCCGTGTGAACGTGGGCTCAGGGTTTTCCGAAGCTCAGCGTGCAGAAATTTGGGCCAATCGCACACACATGATGGGTCGTGTGGTGGAGATCAAGGGTGATGCACTCACCATGGATCAAAATCAAGACACCTGGAGTTTGCGCTTTCCAGTGTTCATGCAGTTCCGTGGATTCACTGCACACGAGAAGATCTAGTGCAGGTTCTGGTACAAACCTGGCAAGTGGGTGCACATCATGCATTTTATTGTGTGAACAAACACATCAAGGCACAAATTGTGCACATGTGTCGCACCCAGTTGGGACGCAGTCATGGTGAGCTGAGTGCATGGTGTGTGAGCCATCGTACACACCCAGAGATTGACTTGCTAAATCCCAGGATGCAATTTTATAACAAAATTCCTGTTGTGATGGTGAGGGACGTCAACATGGTCACACAATTAAAATTGATGTTTACCTGAACAGGACCCATCAGTGGGTAGACACAAGTGCATCATGTGTTACTATAAATCACAAAACAAGGATATCACTGTGGACAAGCGTATAGGCTATTGTTGCAAGCTGCTAACTGAGCAGACGTTTGACAACAAAAAGGCTGCTGTGGCCTGGCAAGAGGCACATAATGGTAAGAGCACCACAGTGGCTTATCTGGACAAGCTGTCATATGTGCAAGCTGTGGAAAAGGTGCGTGGTATCATTGCACACAATCAGCAGGCCCTCATGCGCCAATTTCAAGTTGTCTCCACTTGGCCCCAAGCTCTGCACATGGTGAGGTTGGGTAGTGAGCAGATGCCTGTGAGGACCTTTCCCAAGTACAAAGGCATATATGACGAGCCTGTGATCCGTGCACAGCAATCGGAATGGCAGCTGGTGGGTGACCTGGCTCGCAAATTGGATCTGCGATTGAGTTCACATCCTGGGCCATATACCATCATAACTTCTGACAATGCTGATGTTGTGTCTCGTGCTATTGAGGATCTGGATTATCATGCAGAGCTGTTTGAGCTCATGGGTTATGATGCCACAGACCAACGACAGGAAATCAACATTCATGGTGGCCCCAAGTGTACAGACTTTGCACACCGTTTCACACATGCATTTTCCAGACTGAGCAAACATTGTCAACAGTGGCTGAGTTTGGAGAATGATGAGTTCAGCCACTGTGTGGACGACCTGCTGTGTGTGAGTCACATGGTAAAGATTTGCATGGACATCAACCATTATTGGATTCACACAGGTGAGCACATGGAACCTGATGATACACGCATTCCACAAATTGTGGATTCATGGCGAGGAGTGAGGCCCGAAATGCACATTGCATGGCCTGCGGAAATTTACATGAAACACCATGCACCTGATCAGCTGCCTGACATGGACACATTACTCACAGAAGGTTACAAAAAGACCAAACTGCGAGCACACAGTGATTATGCATGGATTCCGGCTGTCACAGATCATGTGCTTCAGTTTTGGGATCAGTTTGACTTGTGTGTGGAAGCCAAAATGAAAAACTTGGCTTCACAGCAAGTTTATTCACGTGCATGTGAATTGGGTTTGACATAAATTAAACTATAGTATTAAATATTCTACTTATAACACACAGGAGATACTTTCATGAAAAACCTACCTTCTTGGGGTAAACATCTAGTTGTAGATGCATCCGGTTGTAATCAAGCCATTAATGATAAGGATGCTATTGTTCGTTTTGCCAAGCAGCTAGTTAAAGACATTGACATGGTTGCGTTTGGCGAACCCCAAGTGGAATGGTTTGCTGACCATGATCCCAACAAGGCAGGATTCACGTTAGTGCAGCTAATTGAAACCTCTGCAATTGTGTGTCATTACGTGCCAAAGACTTGGACCCTACATCTGGACGTGTTTTCTTGTATGGATTTTGACAGCCAGACAGTTATTGAGCTACTGCGTGAATACTTTGGTGTTCAGGCTTGGAATCAGCGCGACTTTTCCAGAGAAGCTCCTGACTTGAGTTCATGAGACTCACACAACTGACGGAAGCCCTTAACATACAAGAGCTTGAGAGTTAAGCTCTTGTATCTCGTTAGGAACATTTGTCCATCACGACCCATGCAACTGCATCACTCCATGATGCAGTTGCATCAACTCAAACAACAGTTATTGGCTTGTGAAGACACCAGTTATCAGGTATTGATTTCCTAATGAGGGAAATCAGTCATGCACATAATGCGTTTGTGCATGCAGAGGGTGTCACTCCTCATGAATGGATTCATGCTCACAAATCTGCAACTTCAGGTCTGAGTCACCCTTGATCAGTCTGTGATACACTCCTGCTGGTATCTCAAATACATCGCCCACACATAACTCAAATGGCAGTTGATTATCCAATTGAAACTGCCATTTATCACCCTTCATAACTCTCACCTGTCTGATTGCATGATCTCTGTGCCACACAAGCTCTGACTCCTGAACATGTGTACTGAATGTTCTTTCAAACTCATGTGCAGTTAGGGGGGTGTGATCATAGGGTGATTGACTCACCATCTGGCATTTGCCTTGTATCCAGCCTTAATGAGTTTTGCTGCTGCCTTAATTGCACCTGGTTTACCTTGTCCCAGATACTTGTAGATTATGTCCAGTACTGGATCAGGTGCATCTTTCAGACTCAAATGTTCTAATTTGAGTAGTCGCAACAGAGGCAACTGTTTACGCCAGGTGACCCAACACAATGCGCCCACATGATCAGGCAATCCTTCCAGACTCACAAGTGGATTGTACACGCAACTGAAATATAATCCTGTTTGTGTGGGACTACCTATCAGAGTGGTCAGATTGTTATGCTCACAGTTGAACTGACCTCCCACCTGATCAAACTGCACGGGTAACTGATCCACTTTGATCTTGCTTTTTAGATTCATGTTGCCTGTACAGCTGACCACACCAGTTGTTGGGTCAACACTGATTCGACCTGTGTGATCAAAATGATGTTCAACCAGTTGTTCGATCTCATCCACATTCACCATCTGGCATTATCCTTGTATCCTGCACGGATCAATTCCACAGCAGCTTTAATTGCACCTGGTTTACCTTCACCTGCATGGTTATGCATGATTGTGGATACCTGTTTGGGAGCGCCCACCATGTTCACTGTTTTAGCATGCACAGTGAGCAGTTGCAACAATGATAAATTCTTTTTCCAATCACAGTCAAAGGAGTCTCCAACCTTTTGTGGTGCGCCCTGAAAGCTTTTCAAAGGATTGTATCTACAGTCGTATCTGTCCCCCACCTGATCAGGACCACCCTCCAAGCTGATCAGTTTATTACTACCACAATGAAATGTGCCTCCCACTGATCTGGGAGCACCGTGCAGACTGGTTAACCGATTACGGTCGCAGGAGAACCAGTCACCCACTTGTTCTGGAGCACCCATCAAGTTGGTGAGCTGATTATGCATACAGCTGAATCCCCCATGCACCACACGGGGCGCACCCTCAAGATCTGTGAGCAGATTACTAAAGCAAAAAAAGCTACCATGTACAGTGTGTGGTGAACCTTTGAGACTGGTCACACCTTTTTCGTAACAGGCAAAATCGCCCTTGACTGTGCCAAACTGCACATGGAATTGGCCTTGGCTGGCTTCCGCCCCCTTAAATTTGACATCACCCTTCACATCCACTTCGCCCGTTTGTGGATTTACCTCAAAGGCACCTGGGGTAATATTGAAATGCTTTCTTACGTCTCTGCTGATTTGTTTTACATCTACCATCTGGCGTTCTCCTTGTATCCTGCTCGGATCAGTTCCGCTGCTGCCTTGACCATGCCAGGTTTACCTTGCCCTGCATATTTCTCCAGGATGGCAGCAATTTCTGTGGGCACGTTGTATATGTAAACCACACGCTTGGGATAATTTAACAATCGCAACAAGGGTAAAGTGTGTGAATAGCTAACCACCACATGTTTCCCCACATGTGCAGGAACACCTTCCAAACTTGTGAGAGGATTTCTATTACACACAAATGAGTCGCCCACGTGACTGGGTGCACCTTTCAGATCAGAGAGCTGATTGTTTTGGCAAAGGAATGATCCTGCCACATGTGTGGGAGCCCCTTCCAGACTGGTGAGCAGATTGTAGTTGCATGTGAAGGATCCGCCCACATGTGTGGGTGCGCCCATCAAATTTGTGAGGCGGTTTTCATCACAGTGGAAACTGCCCTCCACATGTGTGGGACAATTGATCAGACTGGTTATTTGACTATTTCCCAAATCACAGTCTCCTGTCACTTTACCAAATTGCACAGGCACATGATTCAGTATGATGCGATTGTACACACCGCCCTTCACATGCACAACACCTTGATCTGTTATGTTCACTTTGCCTGTGACATGGAAGTGTGTGTCCAGCAGGGTTTCTATTTCTTTCTTGTTCACCATCTGGCGTTATCCTTATAATAATTAGCGAACTCATCATGACGACCTGCTTTGATCAGTTCAGCAGCACAGGATAATGCTGCCTTCTTGCCTTGTCCTGCATATTTTTTTAAGATCCTGGTTATGGACACTGGTGCTCTTTTTAAATCAACTGAGTGATAATTCAACAGTCTTAACAACGGCAATTGTATGTGGTAGTCACACTGAAAGCATTCACTTAAAATCCGGTTTTCACCCGCATGGGCAGGGGCACCTTCCAAGCTGGTGAGCTTGTTCCATGAGCAAAAAAAGCCCATACCCACATATGATGGGGCGCCCACCAAGTTGCTGAGTTTATTATTTTCGCATACAAAACTGCCACCCACATGTGTGGGCGCACCCACTAAACTTGTAAGCCAATTTCCATTACACCAAACATTACCTCCCACATGATGTGGTGATCCCACCAAGCTGGTGAGTGTTTTATCTTCACAATCAAATGCACCACTCACTGTGCCAAATTGCACAGGTAGCTGTAATGTTCTCTTTATCATTCTCACATCACCCTGAACATTTACTGTGCCATCAGGTGATATGTCCAAAACACCGTGTATATAAAAATAATCATCCAGTTGTTCCCTAATATGGTTTGGGTTCACCATCTGGCGTTCTCCTTGTATCCTGCTCTGATCAGTTCAACTGCTGCCTTGATGGCGCCAGCACGACCTGTGCCTGCATATTTGAGCATGATTTCATTCACCGTGGCATGCGACTGTTGAGTGGCTTCATCAAATCTGAAATGCACATCTGGGTACATCAACAGTCTGAGCATGGGCGCATGCTTGAGATAGGGCAGTTGCACACTTAAACAACTTTCAGGTAGGTGATCGTAATTCTCTAGTGGATTCTGATGCACATCAAATATGCCTTTCACAACGCGAGGTGCACCCACCAAACTGGTGAGTGCACACTTGTATGCAAGAAAATCCCCACCCACCCATGTGGGAGCTCCTTGTAACGATGTCAATTTATAGCAGTGATATGCATAAAATGAACCTGGAACATGACTGGGGGCATGAGTTAAGTCTTTGATGCGAGTGCGTGCCACACTCACATCCCGACCCACTGAGTGGGGAAATCCCTTCAAGCTGTTCAAACGGGGAAGACCCGCACTGTGGAAGGATCTGGCGAATCTGCCTGTGACTGTGCCAAATTGCACGTTGAGATAATTCACATTTGTTTTGTAGTCCACATTACCCACCACATCCACAACCCCATCAGCTGTGATCTCATAATCACCATCAATATCCACTTGTTTTTTCAGCATCTGCTCTATATCACTTTTATTCATAAATCACCACCATTGTGCATTAATAGGAGATAAGCCCAAACTCTTGGTAAATCGGGGCAGTCTACATGACCAGTAACTGGCCTTTGTTTTGTCCTTCCTTTCGGCACATTTGTGACGAGCTGCAAAACTGGCTCTGCGTGCAGGATCTTGTATCTTCACACTCAGTTCTGTGCTACCAAATGTGACTCTCTTTACTCTATCAGTCTTGGGATCCTGCACATACACATAATACTTTTTGGGACCACCTCTTTTGGGTTTGTTCAGCTGCACAGTTTTGCCCTGATACTCTGCTTCCAGTACGTGATCCGGTGTTTGCATGATCACATCCAGAGGCACTTGGGCACCTTCAAATAGTGCAAATTCACCTATTTGTGTGCGCAGTAACTCTTGATCTGATTCATGCAGCTGAGATCTTTGTGCGTCTGTTAACATTTTGGCTTGGCGAAAGTACTCAAACCAAGCTTCACTAAAGATTCGAAAGGGGTTATCCAACAACCTGGTATTACGCTGGATACTCTCGGTGAGAGCTTGTTGTGCCACGTGTGTGTGCGATGTGAGCAGGTCTGATATCTTCATGATGTGATATTTACCCATAAGTTGGGTATAAATATTCATATGAGAATCTCAGACCTACAATTAATGGAAGGCAGAAACACACCAGTGATCTGTGTGGATGTGCAACCTGAATACATGAATCCTGTGTTGGAAGATATTATTCAATTTGTGAACAATCAAACTGGTCCTGTGCTCATGTATGTGAATGCTGAAGATCAAGGCCTAAGTGGTGACACTGTGCAGGATGTGAAGTCATACTGGGAAGATACCATACGTGGAGAAGATGCAGACCCAGAAGATTATAATGATTCTCCCATCAACTGGAGCAGATTTCAAATAGTGGACAAGGGTTATGGGTTTTTTCGAACTTTCATAGATGCAGGCATAAGTGATAAAGTGATCATCAAAACCATTAGGTTGATGTATCAAAACAAAGTATACGACAGTCGTGAATTGTTTGGTGGTGAACACAGCGACGATTATGCTGAGAAATTTGAACAGTTTATAGGCCACGAGTTCGAGTCATGGATGTTGAGTGATGGAATCACAGTGAAGTGGACCAGTGTGGCACAGCTCAAACGCTTCAGTGGTGCATACATTGTGGGCGGTGGCAGAAATGAATGCCTTAAAGAAGTTGAACTGCTCATGAATGCATTCAATATAAAGTACAAAAGAATAGATCATTTAGTGTATGGATAACTTATGAAATTAATCAACTTACTGGACAACGCCACTCCCACTGTGACAGAACTGGCTAAAAAGTACAAAACTGATGTAGCTAATGTTCGTGCACAACTCACCAAAGGTATAAACGTGGAAATGGAACACACCAGTCATGAGTCTGTGGCTCGTCAAATAGCCTTGGATCACTTGGGTGAGGATCTACACTATTATGAAAAATTGAGCAAGATTGAGAAGCCACTTGCAGAAGCCTTGGACCAATTCTCACCTGTACAGGATCCTACACCTAATGAACTAAAATTGTTGGCCCGACGTAACAAATACCACAGTGCAAGATTTGTCATCTACAAGCCTGACCGTGATGGAAAAACACACTGGATAGCGGCTGATAGTGAACACTTCACTCATCACAGCATGGCTCCAGCCATGGGAGCTTGGTTGATCCGAGGATATGTGCAATACCTGGGTGATGGCGAATATGCCTATCGCAGCATGGAAGTTTATTCTCCCAAAACTATGTACCATCCTCTACTTAAAACTTGGGAGCGGGCTGGTATTCAGGATGGCAATCCAGAAGTGGTAGAATCGCATGCCATGATGGAATCCCTAATCAACAATGACCAAGGTTGGGGTAGGGTGCCCAACAATCAGAATGTGGACTACTTGGGCATGCGAGTGAGCATGAAACCCAGCATGTTTTTGAAACTGGCTGCACCTTTGGAGAGAGTAGATGCTCATAGTTTGAAGGGCATGGTGACTCATCTAAACTCCGGTGGTACAGTAGCCAGTCCTTGGTTGGTCATACGCATACCAGAAGCATGGGAAGAGGGTGACTATAATCAGGCGGCCAGAGTTACCAGCCATGAAGGCAGAAACAGAATGTATGCCATCCAGGACGTGCAAGGTGACGCACCTGTGGAAGTGCATGTTTTCTTTGCATCAGGGCTGAGAGCCAGACACATAAAACCAGACTGGATGCGTCACATGATGCATGAGCTGATTCCACAAGGTCATAACACACCACAGTCTGATACTTGGTTCACACCCATCAAACAACAAGTGGATGAACATCTGGTAGCAGAGGCTGCATCAGTCAAACTGGGACCTCAGTTGTATGTGCCGCATCCAAAAAATCTAAAAGAAGGTCTCAAACCAGAGGCCAAACTGTGGACCAGTACTGCTCACAAGAGTGATGCTGGTTACACTAGTGCCTGGGCAGAATGGTGTTCACATGCCATGCCAGCATGGTTGGGTCATGAAGGCACACTGTATGATGTGAAGCCTGGTGCTCGAATTCTCACCCTAAACACAGACCGTCAAGCTCGTGCCATTGCTAAAAAATATGGTGTGCAGATCACCAATGTGATCAGCCTGTTGACTCTCATGCCCTGGGATCGGATCAGCCAAGATTATGATGCTGTGCATCATGTGCCCTCTGGTGACAGACTGAGCAACCTGCTCATGGGCACATGGGACGTGGAAAGCACCGCTTGGTTCAACATGAACTTTTTGACCAATCCCCGCAAGGTGCACATAAGCATCCAAGATTCACCCTTAGATGAAGCCTGGAGCAAAAAATACAAAAAAAGCATCAACTGTAGCAACCCCAAAGGGTTTAGCCAACGTGCTCATTGTGCAGGTAGGAAAGCCAGATCCTCACACAGAAAAACTAAATCTGTCAGTGTAAGTGAAATTACTAACCCGTCTAACACTTCACATCATATGGATCAGTTAACCACTCACCATTCAGAATTATATGATCAAATCCTCACCATACTGTGTGACATGATTGATTATCAAAGCATTCACAACCCGGAAAAATACGGAGAGGTAGGAGCAGCCATTGTGGATCCTGACTCCAGGATCGTTGTGGGATTGAGCACAGCCAGCAACGGTAAGTGGCGTCACGCAGAATATACTGCCATTGTGGCCTATAATAAAAAGTATGGTGAAATTCCACCAGGAAGTGTGATAATAACCACTTGCAGCCCATGTAGTGCCCGAATGCCAGACAGGTACGGTGCCAGTTGCACACACAGAATAAATCAACAGCCTATTCCATTAGTTTATTGTGGATTTGAAGATCCCACACAACTCACTCACTTGCACAACTTTAAACTTGTGATCACCCAAAACACCCACATACATGACAGATGTGAAATACATGCACAGAGATTCATGGATTGGGAACTGGAACAACAAACTCAAGATCACCCGGACCCACACAGTCAGGCAGCCCAAAAAGCCAATCAATCGTAGTAAACCTGTAGCCTGGTAAATACTCATATGAAGATTAAAGAGATTATGGCATGTGTGGCTCATGATCACACACACTTAACTGAACGCACTACCAGAACTAGCAAGGTGGGTGCACCAGGCACTCTTAAGGCCAAAATTTCTGGTAAGGTAACTTGTGACAAAGTGCAAAAACTCAAGCACAGGCGGAATGCCACTCCGCACGATGTGAGTCAAGCAAACTGGTTCATAAACATGCATGGATGTGCCAAATCCACCCAGCTGACAGAAATATTCAGAGAACCTGCACAGCATGTGAAGTGGAATCGTGGTCAGCATGGTGAATATCACTTCTTTGAGACTGAGTTTGCATTCCAGAACAAGAGAGTGGTTGTGGGCATGTATGAGGATCATGATCAAATTAGTGCCAAGTTTGTGGCACGCAACACAGACATGGACTTGCCACCCAGTTACCAAGGATACAGTGTGGTGTTCAGTGTGAACGGCAGCACAGATGCAACTGGGGAGTTGGGTACTGCTGCCAGCAAGCTGTTTGCACAAGTGGTCAGCGTGCTAAAAGGTTTCCTGAGCACCCATTCCTGGGATTATGTGTTTTTTGTGGGTGGAGAAGAAAGCAGAGACAGGCTGTATGATGCACTAGCACATCTGTTAGCTAATCAAGTGGGCGCCAAAGTGGCCACATACAGAAGTGACTTTCTCGTATACAAGCCATACACAGAATTAACAGAAGCAGGTGGCGTAGGGTTGGTGGTGCCTGGAGTCAACATGCCTGCTGGTATTCATCCTGATGAGATCCAGCGTCAAGCACGCAAATTGGGATTTAAAGTGAACAAGCAGGGCGTGCCACCCATTGTGCGCTCCAATGGTAAGTTGTGAACATATTGTAATCATCACTCACATGTTGCATAATTCCGGCACATGTTATCCAGTGTTCAACAACGACTTGCAGAATTATCTGCACAGCCTCTGCTACCAGAATCCCATGTGAGATTTCTGTATCATTTGAGAGATCAGGGGGTACAGCCTGCCATCATTTATGATGTGGGTGCATGTGTACTACACTGGTATTCACAAGCTGTGCAAGTATGGCCTCATGCGAAATATTATGTGTGTGAAGCCATGCACAGTGTGGAATTCCTATACAAACAACATGGGTTAAACTACCATTTGGGTGTGCTCAGCAATAGCGATCGTAAAACTGTCACATTCTGGCAGAATGATCATCACCCTGGTGGTAACAGCTATTACAAAGAGAATGAGCTGTACAACCCAGAAGTTCATGAATATTGCAATGCACAGCATCGCAAACTGATGCCCACTTGTACGTTGGACAGAGTGATCACAGAACGTGGTTGGCCCTTGCCTGATCTGATCAAGATGGATGTGCAGGGTGCAGAAGCAGATGTATTACAAGGCATGCAACAGGTGCTGCCACATGTGCAACATGTGATCCTGGAGTTGCAGCAGGTGGAATACAATCAAGGTGCACCAAAGGCACCACAGGTGATTGAATGGTTAACTCAACAGGGGTTCACATGTGAAGCACCCTTGTTTAGTAACAATGGTGTGGATGGCGATTACTACTTTAGGAGAATGAGATGAAGATTGCATTTGTGGACGTGTTAGGTCTGCCGTACGATGGCGACACACTGAACAAGAGAGGTTTGGGTGGCAGTGAGAGTGCTGTCATATACATGAGCGCTAATTTGGTTAAGTTGGGTTTTCAAGTCACAGTTTTCTGTGAATGTGACACAGATAATGCTCGCCCAGGCACATATGACGGTGTGCAATACAAACACTTATATGAACTTGCACATGATGACTGTGAATATGATGTGATCATAAGCAGCAGAAGTGTGGAACCATTTGTGCCTGTAGACTGGGACAGATCATGGTGTAGACATGATCACATGTTATACAACACTTTACAAGGCAGTAAGGCACACAAAGTGCTCTGGATGCATGACACATTCTGTTCAGGTGACCATGTGTTGGAACAGCTGGTCATGCACAATCACTTCCAGGAAATGTTTGTGCTGAGTGACTGGCACATGACATATGTGCTCAACTGTGATCATGGGGCACGCAGAAACTATGAAGTGCTCAAACGAAAGACCTGGATCACACGCAATGGTGTGAACATTTGGCAGCCATATGTGGATGTGAGTACTAAAGATCCTTGGCAATTTGTGTATAACGCCAGTGTGAGTAAGGGTATGCAGATCCTGTTAGAGCATGTCTGGCCACGCATTCATGAGGCACATCCTGAAGCCAAGCTCAAAGTGATTGGTGGCTATTACAAGTTCAGATCAGATCAGCCACCAGATGAACAGGAACAACTGTGGCATCGTTTGAAAGATGCTCACAATCAAAAGCTGGGAGTACACTTCACAGGCATCATCCCTCAGCCGCAGATAGCAGAAATTCTAGCTGCAAGCACTGCAATGATTTACCCTAATGCATTCCCAGAAACATTTGGCATCAGTGCTCTTGAGAGTTTGTGCTATAACACACCACTCATCACCAATCGCTTTGGAGCACTAGAGGAAACTGCTGTGGACACAGCCTGCTACAAAGTGGATTATGCTATACAGCCAAACAGTTTGTTCCCTCTCATAAACACTGCGCACCAAGTGGATGCATTTGTACATGAGGTGTTGCAGGTCATACAAAACAGATATCTATTGCAGCAGAAACAACATGCATGCAGCATTGTGAAACCCTGGGTCACCTGGAACACAGTGGCACTACAATGGAAGCAACACTTTTTCCGTATCACAGATCGCATGCTGAGTTCAGAAGAATTTATTCAGTCAGCTCAGATCACAACCAGAATTCAACAGATCTTTGGCCGTAGAACCACAAATCCAGAAGGGCATCAAGTATACCAAATACCTGAACAACCCATTGTGATCATATCCCCTTTCAGAAATGCTGAGAACTACATCAGCAGATGCATCATGAGTGTGGCCACACAATCATACACGCACGTGACACACATCCTGATTGATGATGCAAGCACAGACAGCAGCTATCATATAGCACAAATGACTATTAACTCATGCCCTGTGCACATACAATCCCGAATCCAGTTGTGGCAGAACACACAAAGAGTGGGTGCTGTGGGCAATCAATTTCAAGCTTTACAGTGGGTCAAGCAAAACTGCGCTGCCAACACCATTGTGTGTTTGTTGGATGGAGATGACTGGTTGGTGAACAGAAATGATGTACTCCACATGATAAATCGTCACATGGATGATACATGTGATTTCAGTTATGGTAGCTCATGGAGTGTGGCAGATCAGATTCCCCTCATAGCGCAAGAATATCCACCTGATGTGAGAGCCACACGATCATACAGATCACACAAGTTCACCTGGATTATTCCCTATACCCACATGAGAACATTCAGAATTCATTTATTTGATGCACAAATAAAATCTGAATGGCAGTCAGATTCTGGTGAATGGTGGCTAGCAGGCGGAGATACACATGTGTTCTATTCTCTCATAGAGCGTGTGCACCCTGATCGTATCAAAGTCATGCAGGATGTGATTGTGAACTATAATGATGAAAACCCTTTGAACGACTACAAAGTGCATGCACAAGAACAGACTGCAACTGCTCATGCTGCCATAAGCCCTGTGTCTCAGGGGGGTACAACCGTGCTTACACCCACACCATCGCCAGTCACGCCATCTACTCCCCATGTGTTAAAACCCACACGCATTCTGTTGGCCATACCCACAGCCAAATATGTGGAAGTGGACACATTTAAAAGCATGTGGGATCTGCATGTGCCCGCTAACTGTGAGCTGGAGTTTCAATACTTTTATGGTTATAACATACAGCAGATTAGAAATCTGCAAGTGATCTGGATGCTGAACAATCAGTTTGATCATGTGCTGCATGTGGACAGTGACATGACTTTTCCACCTCACACACTGGAATGGCTATTGTACATGCAGACTGAACGCAGAGCCATCACAAGTGGATGCTATGTGCAACGCAAAGAGTCAGAAAAGATACTTGAAGTTTATGTGCATGATGTGCAAACAGGTGGTCATGTACATCTGCCTGTGCAAGATCTTGCACCCAATCGCATCATGAATGTGCAAGCCGTGGGATTTGGCTGCTGTTTGGTGAGGCGAGATGTGTATGAACAGGTGTCCGACCCTTGGTTTGAATATCACAACCCCACACCACACAAGGCGATTGTGAGTGAGGATGTGGACTTGTGCATGAAGGCCACCCAAAAAGGCTTTGAAATTGGTGTGCACACAGGATTACATTATGGACACATTCACAAGACTATGTTGAGGCCATAAGGTTTAAATAGGGTCATGCCCAATTTATATGCGTTTGGCGCTCAAGCCATCAACTACTACAGCAAGTGTGGAATATGTTCCACCACAGACTTGACGTCTTTTGTGCCTGTGAGTGCACCCAATCTGCCATACACTCACTTATTGAGTGCAACCAGAAGCCCAAGTGGTGCATGGTGCATGACCACTAATTCTGGTGGTGCAGTAAGAACTTCCAATCTTGTGGATTACTATTCATATGACTTGAGTAATAAACAATGGCAGTTTAACAAAGTGTTGTATAGCACTCAATTCGTGGCAGTAGGTTTTGTGAGAACTTTGGAAAACCGGGAACAAGCCACCTTGTTTATAAGTGACTCTGCATTTGACGAATACAGCTGGCAAGCCAGATTTGCTGTGTTTGATACATACAGTGCATTTACAGATGTTTGCAATACCACTACAGGCAACATGGTGGCTGTGGGGTATGCTAACAAGCTGCAAGCCAGTTTGATGATTGTGGGATCTGTATCAGGCAGATGGGAACAGATACAATTACCTGAGCACATGCAAGGTGGTGTATGGAGTGTGAGCAGTGATGGCACACGCATATGGGTGGGTGGAAGAGGATGGATCGCCGTTGCCCCTCTTACCAATTTGTCCAACTGGATACGTGTTGATTTAGGCACTTCTGATACAGTCACTCAAATTGTGAATGCAAATGGTTTGACTGTGGCTGTGGCAGGACACACAGTTTTCTATAGCACTAACGGTGTGGACTATGCCAACATTCAAATTACTGGGCATGAGCTCACATGTGCGCATGCTTACAACAGCAAGATCATCCTGGGTGGTCACAGCATGCTCACACAATCAGACATGTGGGTGTTTGATCCTGTCTCCAAACAAGTGGATCCTAAAAAAACTGGTGTGCATGCATATTCGTTCGTGATGGTTTGACACAATAACTCCTCACAAACACAATCACACATGTGTAATTTTAACCAGGAGTAAATCACATGACTAATGCAACCCCAGCCAACTTTGGTGCAGCAGATAAGACCAAGATCCAGCATCTGATCAATTCGGGCATTGAAGTTATGCGTGAAATTGCCACCCTCAGAGAGGGTCTCAAAGACACTGTGACCGCAGTATCTGATGAACTAGATCTGGAAAAGAAGGTGCTACAACGTGCAATTCGCATGGCTTATAAGAAGAGCCAGCAAAATCAGAATGTGGTGGAAGATGCCCAGGAGGAACTGGA